TGAAGCATATGCAAGTGATCTTAATCAACAATATAGATCGCCTCAAAATGATACCGAGTATGCTAATCATGTAAAAAATATAGAAGAAAAATTAGAATTTTTTCAAACTATAGGACCTGCTACCTTTAATGTAGATCGATTTGATTTACCAACCACTAGTGTCTTACCTTTATTAACACAAACATTTAATACTAATCCACCAATTACTGGTGTGAATACTATTTTTGATATTACAACCTGGACTGTTGCTCAATCATTAAATGCTCAAGTTAGAGTATTTTTAAATG